CGTATAATCACGGGGACCTTACCGATCTTCATCTATGATTTTTGAGACAAAGGTTGGCGTTCCTATGGATGTACGCCTATTTAATAATTACATGCGCTCTTTAGTTAATCGTTTTTTCAAGATTCTCCCTATCAAGGAAAACGGTGAAGAGTATGGCGATGAATCACTTGACACTTACATGAAGAGTCTCCAAGCAGAACTGCTTGGTTGTAACGAGCTAATTCTAATAATCCACGAAGATCCACTTCTGATTTCATTGCTCAATATTCTGCAATATTTGATTGACAACCCGGAATGCTCACTAACTGTTGTTAGACGTGAGGTATTTCGGGCTATTTCTATTTGCAACAAACTTAAGGCAAAATACGCAGAAGAAGCGGCGGTGGTCAAATGAGTAGTTGGGATGTTTATCAGTCTCGAATTGATGCCAAGGGCGGGACTAAGCGTAATGCAAAACTTGTACGTGAGTCCAGATTTTTGAGTACAAAGGCCGATGATAATCTTTCTAGTTTTAAGGTCGACATTGATGGTGTAATGCAAGAGGTATTTATTATCAATACCGATAACCTGAATGAGAAGTTTATTGAATCTATGCCCGGAGAAGACATAAGACATGGCGGCCTCGTTTCTTGGAGAAATAATTTCTGGCTTATCACTGAAAAAGATGCTGCAAATGAACTGTACACAAGAGCAAAGATGATTCAATGTAATTACTTATTGCGCTGGGTCGGCCTAGATCGGAAGATCCACGAACAATGGTGTATTGTCGAAGACGGAACTAAATATTTGACTGGTGAATATGAAGATAGAGACTTCATTGTCACTCGTGGTGACTCCCGCATTGGATTAACAATCGCTCGCAATGCAGAGACAGCTAAATTCGGTAGAGAAAGACGCTTCTTAATCGATGACCCAGACTCCGCACACATGCTGGCTTATCAGCTGACAAAGCCGTTTAAGTTAGGCGGTGTATTTAACGGAGACGGTGTATTTAAGTTTGTCTTGCAAGAAGTGAATACAACAGACGAAGACAATCAAGAGCTTCGTGTTGCTGATTACTACAATTACTTCCCTCGTGAAGAATCTGTAAATCCAGATAATAGTAATCAGGATGGAGTCGATACAGACAAAAGAAAGGTGTGGATTTAATGCAGTTAGAAGAGCTGTTTGACTACAAGAATCAGCTTATGGAAGATTTGCTTACAGTCGACACTATCGTAAATCTGATCGACGATAAGGTAACTGTTGAAGAAGCACCATCGCTGGTATATGAAAGGGTATTTCCATTTGAATATATCCCAGACACTGTCGAACACGGACATACATTTGTCTGTTGCGATGTGGATATTCAGAAGGCACCAGATAAAACATTCTTATACCCGGTACTTTATGTGTGGGTATTTTCTCATAAGTCAAAGCTTCGTTTGCCTGAAGGTGGTGTGCGAACGGACAAGCTAGTTTCTGAAATTGCAAAGGCAATTAACGGAAGCAGACTTTATGGCCTCGGCGAGTTGGATTTATACTCTGTCAAACGGTTTGCACCAGTCACTGACTACCAAGGGAAAGTAATGACTTTCCACGCAAAAGAGTGGAATAAACCTGCCCCCTCAAAGATGCCAATCCCATCGAATAGAAAACGTGGCTAATGGCTACACGAAATATTCTTTATGCCCCAAGTTATCCTGTCAATGAGCATATTAGCGTGGTTATACCTCAGGTTGGTCAAATTCTCGAAGATGAGGATGGGTACTATGACCTTGTCGGTATGCTTACAGCGATGCCGATCGATCTAATGGTTCAGTTGGACGATGTTGGAATTGATTTCACTTCTATCAATGAATACCAATTATTCTTGCTCATGTTCGAGGGTTTGAAGGAGCGAGATACACGGCTAATATTCGGCGATTTAGATCTGACGAAATTCAAGTTTGGTATCAACCAGGAGAATAATCAGCCCTTGCTTATCGATGTCGAAAATGACATCAAAATTGACAGGAATATTCACGCAATGATTGCAGGCACATTGCGGAAGATACACCACCTTGAAAAGAATAGGCGTCGGCCTGCAAATGATGACGCGAAAAAATATATGATCGAGCGTGCTCGTCAGAAAATGCATCGTAAAAAGAATCGCATAGAAGACTCTCAGCTTGAATCATTGATCGTTGCAATGGTGAACACCGAGCAATACAAGTACGATTTTGAGGGGACACGAGAACTTTCAATCTACCAGTTCAATGAAAGTGTTCGCCAAATTATCAAGAAAGTCGATTACGACAACAGAATGTACGGCATTTATGCCGGTACAATAAACGCCAAAGACTTAAGTCCCGAGGACTTAAATTGGCTAATACATAAATAGGAGGAAGGATTGTCTTATGAATATTAACGATATCGCAATCACCAGTCTGGAAGTTATCACTGGCTTCGACATTCTGACCGGCGATTACCTGTTCACTCTGGATGAACTGCAGAATGCGACTATTGCTAATGCTGAAGAAAAGCAGGACATTGTTGGTAAGCAGGGTCGTAAGCTGACCTCTCTGAAGCGGAATAAGGCTGTTACCGTCTCTGGTACCAATGGTCTGCTGTCCGGCGGTCTGTTTGAGCTGCAGGTCGGTAGTAAGTTTGTGAACAAGGCCACCGAAGTCATGTGGACTGATTATCTGACTGTCACTGGCAACACCGTAAATACCAACTTTACCGCTGTCGGTACTGCTGGTAATGAGATTAGCAGCATTTGCGTAAAGAATTCCGACGGTACACTGGGTGCTAAACTGGAGCAGGCAGAAGCTGCTTCTGCCGCTACTGGTGATGAAAGCGCAAAATTTGCATATGATCCCGCCACTAAAAAGCTGACTTTTGTTGGCCTTGAGGATGGTACTGAGATCGTTGCTTATTACATGCGTAAGATCCAGGCCAATTCCCTGGAGAACATGTCTGACCAGTATTCTGGCAAGTGTGCTCTGTACATCGATGCTCTGGGCGAAGACAAGTGCTCCAATGTTTACCGTATCCAGATTTATATCCCCAAGGCTGACTTCTCTGGCGAGTTCTCTCTGGAAATGGGTGACAACCAGGCTGTTCACTCTTTCGAGGCAGAAGCTCTGGCCGGTGCTTGTGGCGCAGGCAGCACCCTGTGGACTTACACCATCTTTGGTGCAGACGCTAAGGACGCCGCTTAATTTGAGGATCTAAAATGGCAGGCGCAATTAAGAGATGCCGTGTATGCGGTAAGGAATATGAGGCTTGCCGGAGTGCAAAGCGAGTAGACGGTGTATATCGCTGGAAAGAGGTGGCCTGTTCACCTGAGTGTGGACAGGTTTACCTTGCACGGATTTTGGAATCCCGCAAGCCGGCAGTCGAGGAGAAAATTGTTACAGCTTCCACTGAGGAAGAAACAATTGAAATCTCAAAGCCCAAACAGGTAAAGAAGAAAGTTGCTACAAAGGCTGCAGAAAACGAATGAAAGTGCGGGGAGGTAATATACCTCCCCTGTTTCAATAAGGAGAGGTGTTCAATATCGAGGTTATTAAACTGGTGATTGACAACACCGTTTTACAAGAATACGAAGATCATTACTTTGCGCTTCACCCGAAGGCAAAGAAAAAGCCAATTGCACATCCATATCATGAATCAATCAATAAGTGGATGATTATGAAACGGATGATGATGAATGCGTTAAAACAGCGATGGCTGGATTTTATAGTCTGGTTTATCGATAAGCGGGGATTGTCTGGGATGAGAATTGACGAGTGTGCTATACGATTTACCGTATATTATGAAACAAATCGTAGGCATGATGTAGATAATTCATGCCCAAAATTTATTATAGACGGACTTTGTGAAAGTGGTTTTATTGTCGATGATGACAGCAAACATATCAGAACCTTAATACTACAATGTTTCGTTGATAAAGACAACCCACGGACTGAAATTGAAATTTATGTGAGTAGGATACTCACTGATGATACAACTGAGGAATTGAAGGAGAAATGATTATGGCTAAGAAGATTAAGAGAGTGTCTATTTCTGCGATAGACAATATTCTGAAAGAGAATTATCAGCCGCTGAAGGCTGTAGAGTGGAATGGTATTGAAGTAACAATCAAACCGACTCTTTCGCTGCAAGAGATGCTAAGTTTTGCGAATAGTGTATTTAAGAGCTGCTTCGATAGTGTAACTGGAGCGTATCTCCCTGAGGCAAAAGATTTTGCAATTCGATGCAATGTAATGGATACATATGCGAATTTTACACTCCCCGACAACATGGAGCATAAGTATATTTTGGCTATGTGTTCTGGCGCTGTTGAAATGATCCTTACACATATTAACATGTCCCAGTTCAACGAATTGATGGACGCTATTAACGCAAAGATTGACAACCAAGCCGAGGCAAATGTCCAGGTGATGACTATGAAGTTTGACGAGCTCGTCTCTGCTTTTGGCAGTCTGCAGAATAAGGTTAGTGCTATGTATGAAGGTGTTACGCCGGATGATTTGAAGAAGCTAATTGAGACTATGGCAAACGGTAATTATACCGATGAGGGTCTAGTCAAAGCGTTTATAGAGCATAAGAAGGCAGAGTAATGGCAACGATTGATATGGGCTCAATTCTCAAAAAGGTAGAAGCATGGGAGAAGTCTGATGCGGGACAAAAGAGAATGAAATCCACAATTGATAAGTATGTTCGAACAAATGTAAAAACTACTCAAGCAGGAGATTCCGTTCTCACAATCAATCGAATGAAAGAAATGTCCAATATTCTGATTCGAACATTTGTAAAACATTCTGCTGGGCTTCCATCTTCCGTTGCTGCACATTTTGGCTCTCTTAAAGCTACTCCACCAAAGCGATTATCTGATGGTTCTTACTCTATAGAAATATCATTTGCGGACGATCTATCCAGAGCGTCATTGCAACCATATGATTACGATGGTGCAAAAAATATTGTTGCTATTTTTAATAATGGTTATCCGAATAATGGTGGAAGTTCAGATGCTATATCCCATGTGTCTGGTTTTTGGCACGGTGAGTATGTACATGCTCGTGGTTCACGAGAAGGGTTGCATTTTATGCAGGCAGCCGTTGATGACTTCAATGGCACTTATGGGGCGATTTACGATGTATACGTTACGCTCGCCTCTGTATATGAAGAATAAAAAGTTTTAGGGCTTGGCATTGCGCCAAGCCCTTTCTTTAATAAGGTGGTGAAGATATGGCTGATATTTTGCTGTCGGTGGGTGTACAAACCGGCACTGTAGAGGTATCAGAATTTAGGAAGGGCATAAATAGCCTGATAACTGAAATAAACAGAGATCCCCCGAAAGTAGAAGTCGGCGTCGAAGTCAGTACTAAAGCTTTGGGGGCTTTTCGCAAGCAGCTGTCCAGTATAATTAACGGCATTACATTATCGAACGGCTCAAATCTATCGATTAAAATTGATGGCGTTGGTGAAATAAATTCTCAAGCTGATCGTGCCGCAAAAGCAATTGAGAAAATATCTGATGCCACTAAAAAGGCTTCGGCAACAGCCGAAGAAATGCAACGTGATCTTAAATCTGCTACGGCGGAGCAAGAGGTCGATGCGAAGAAGCAATTAAAAGTCGAAAAGGACAGAATCGCAGTACTAAAGCAGGCTCAAGCGCTGCTACGCAAAATGCAAGATGCTGAAGCAAATTGGACAAAGGCAGCAACTGGTCGCTCAAAAGCTTCATATGCAGGAATACAAAGTAGTATTGAGCTATTAAAAGGAGACATTAAGTCTTTTTCAGATGGCTCAACATCTATTGAGGATTTTAAGAATAGAGTTACCGCTCTATCAAGTTCGTTTGATACATTATCTGGAAATATAAGACGATCTGGCGAAAATACTCAGACTTTTGTGAGTCGCTTTAGTAAGCTTACAGCTAAGTTTACGCAGTGGTTTACAGCATCTCAGCTTGTTATGCAAGCCATAAGTACTCTGAAGAAAATGGTTAGTGTAGTTGTTGAGTTAGACACTGCAATGACCGAATTAAAGAAAGTCACCGATGCAACAGACGCAACTTATGACCGTTTTCTTGATAACGCTGTTAAGCGAGCTAAATCTGTCGGCGCATCATTGACTGATGTTGTAACCGCTTCTGCAGATTTTGCGAGATTGGGATACGATCTTGATGATGCAGCATACCTTGCTGACACAGCAATTATCTATAAAAACGTTGCTGACGGAATTAGCGATATCTCTGTCGCTTCCGAAAGTATTATCTCTACAATGCAGGCATTTGGCATTGCCACGGAAGACGCTATGTCAATTGTCGATAAATTTAATAATGTTTCAAATAATTTTGCAATTTCTTCAGCCGGTGTTGGCGAGGCATTGCAGAGATCTGCAGCGGCAATGAAAGCAGCTGGTGCTAATATCGATGAAACGATTGCACTTATTACAGCTGCAAACACCGTTGTTCAGAATCCAGAATCTGTGGGTAGATGTTTGCCCAGCGGTGTGGTAACACACCGTAAGTTAGTAGGTATATGCGTCAAAATCATATAGGCATGACAAGACGCAGGAAACAATGTGGCATGTATAATGTGATAATTTGAATAAAAAGAAACGACCCGGGCGTAGTATTTCAGAAGATGTTGTTCGTCAGAGGTGTGACGAGCTCGGGTTAATATATGTTAGAAAATACGTTGAAAAAGAAAAGACTCGTGTTGTGTATCTATGTCCAAGGCATCTGAATAAAGGAGAGATTGTATCTGCATGGACGCATCTTCGCACTGGAAAGTACGGTTGCCCGTATTGTACTGGTAAAAACAGGACGACCAATGATTTTAAGCAAACAGTTTCAAAAATCCTCCCCGAAATCACTGTTATTGGTGAATATGAATCTGTTCGTTCGAAGATTCTAGTGAGATGCAATGTTTGTGGACACGAATGGTCTCCGGCATCTAGATCTTTGCTTGGTGGAGAAGGATGTCCTATCTGTGCGAAAGAGAAAAGGGCAAAATCGAGAAGGAAGTCTCAGCAAGATTTCGAATCGGATTTGCGCTCTGTTTCTCCTAACATAATTGTGCTAGGAGAGTACAAAGGCACACACAGCAAAATTAAGTGCAGATGTATTAAGCATAATAATGAATGGGAATCATTCCCATCAAATCTTTTGAATGGTAGTGCAGGGTGTCCTATGTGTGCTATAGAGCGGTTTAACAACACGCCAAGCAAGGGAGAGCAAATAATAAGCAAATGGCTAGATTTGCACGAGATTGAATATGAATGCGAACGTGTGATGGATGGTTGTACATATAAGAGACCATTAAGATTTGACTTTTATCTTCCGATATACAATATGGCAATAGAGTATGACGGAGAACAACATTTTAAGCCAGTTGGTTGGTACGAAAAGAATACCGACGGTTTTATGGCAACACGAATTAGAGATGCAATTAAAAACACTTATTGCAAGGAAAATGGAATTTATCTGTTAAGAATTCCTTATACGGAATACAATAGGATTCCAGATATTCTTGACTATACAATCAAGAAGGAGGACATACAGCCACATTGATCCTCAGAGACTGTCACACCATGTATGGTAACATACATGGTTCCCCTACTCCCCTACCGTGTCGGAGGGTGAAGATACAGTCCGAACTGCGGACATAGCCTAAATGAAACCGCAGAAGTAGCCAGAAATGACTACTCGCCATAATATGGTCAGTACCGGGGTGCCGGGAAAGTAACAGATTGACAACATTAAAAACCGTATCAGACGAAAGTCTGTGGTACGCACGTAGAGTAATTTGCGTGAAAAATTCCCCATCGAATTGCTGGAAATCCCTAAAGCCAGTTATGCCACAGCATAAGGATGAAAGATGCCTAAGTGCGACGGCGGCGAAAGCATAAAGAAATAACTGGATAATGTATGGTTAAATCCTACGCATTGTAGACAATGGGCGATCAGCAGCGAAGCTCCGAATAGGAGAACGTTCAGAGACTATCCCTTGCGGGAGTAGGAGCAATTGCTCCGAAGTGGTGGGCATCCTAATGGGATGATGATATAGTCCGCTCTCATATGAAAATATGAGTTAACACAAGGCAATGTATCTCCGTGCAGCAAAAACTGAAGCTGAGGAGGCCGGCGAATCAACAGATGGCATGGCATCTAGTGTATCCGAACTTAGAGATGAAATTCTCAAGTTGACCGGATACAAAGTTGATTTGCAAATTGATGAGGATTCCTTCAAAGATCCATACCAAATTCTTAAAGAGCTTGCTGGTGTATGGAAGGAACTAACAGATGTTTCCAGAGCTAATATTCTGGAAATGGTTGGCGGCAAAAGAAATGCAAACGTTGTATCTGCACTTCTTGAAAATTTCAATGTTGCCGAAGAAGTTCTAAAGACATCAATGGACTCAGAAGGATCTGCTCTTGCAGAAAACGCAAAGTATTTAGAGTCCATACAAGGTAAGTTAGATCAGTTCAAAGCATCGTGGCAAGCACTGTCAACGACAGTAATCAACTCCGATTGGTTAAAGCACATCGTAGACGCAGGAACAGCTGTCATAGATACGCTAGATGGAATCATGAATGCGGTAAATCCTTTGCTTGCTATACTGACAGGCGGAGGTTTCTATGCATTCTTTAAGAACCTAGATTGAGCGAAAGCACACTACTTTTCCTAAATTTGATAGTGAGTCTAATCTTATGTCAAGCCAAAGCATAACGGCGCTATATGCAAGACATAGGTGTTGGGAGGTTCTATAAAATATCCCAAAGAAGTAAATACCGGAAACCCTTAAAGCCAGATAAACCACAACGTAGCGAGTAATTGCAAGCGTGATGGTGGCGAAAGCAGAAAGAATTATCTGGATGACCCATGCTGAGAAAAAGCGGATTGACAACCCGTGCTAAAGGTTTTATCAATAGGCAATCGGTAGGACGCAGTCCCGAAAGAGACTGAATCCTCAGAGACTACCCATTCTTGGAGTCATATCGGCCTTACAGATATGGCTTTTAATGTATAGTGAACATAGTCTTAGAATTTAGCTCTGTTCTTTACCAAGCTTCCGAAAGGGGCGTAAGAAATTCAAATCTAATAACTCTGACAACCACATAAATAAAAAGACTGCCGAGCACATCTCTTCGGCAGTCTCTCCCCATATTTGTTTTCTCTGAGCCTTAGCGCAATTACTATAACGACACTTGGCCCGTTACTCACAAACCAAGATTCCTTTTTCTCGCCGGAGTTATCTCGAGAACCTCCGGTAAATACCGAGTAACTGGTACGTACACGCTTTCCCCGTTATAGAAATGGATACGATGTGATATCCTCTCTTACCTAAGGCAACCGCACTTTAGCGGGTGGGTTCCGCAGGCACGAAATTATTCGCCTTGCCCTCGCATTGGTGTTACCTCAGAGACAGGCAAGTTCAAAAGTTTACCTAACATAATCGGCCTCCTTTTTGAAATCTTGCCTCGACGATATTGGTCATCGTCAGGTCACTGAGAATTATAATCCAATTTATTGGAAATGTCAACCAATGTGGTTTTATGTGGTTGTTAGAGTTATTAGATTACTTTTTAGGTTCCCATTTATATCCGCACTTACCACATCGGTTAACAGTTTTACCGCTACCGATGAATCCCCACACGATATTGTAGCCACGAGAACCGGTTGTGATGTTTGTGGAATTACATTTGGGGCAGTGGAGCTTGCCATCATCTTTTTTGAACTTGACAGCATATTGTTCTGCATTAAATGTTGATGGAACTAAACGTGTATTCCTGATTTCGTTTGTTAATAGGACTGATGCAAAGATTGAAAATCCATCAATACGCCAGCACAAATCTTTTTGAATCTTATGCAGCTCCTCTTTGTCTTTTTCACTTTCAAGCTTCCCTGTTGGGAATAATAAAAGTTTTGTTTTCACATCCGATAAATCGTACGGTCTTCCATCAATAACACAGATATTAGATTCTTCGTTATTGTTGGGCTGATTTTCGATAATTTCATCCATTGGAAAACCGCAATGTACACAACATCTAGCTTTGCTAGATATTTCTCTACCACATTCAGGACAAATTATTAGTGCCATGTAACCACCTCTATTTAATATTACCATAATGCTTATGTTTTTGTCAAATTTAGTCATTGTCGAATTTAGGAAGTAATATAGGTAAAGCAAAAAGCATATTGAGTATCTTTGGTGAACTAAAAGAATTTCCAGATGATATTGAAGCCGCTGTAAAAGGTGGAGAAGCAATAAAAGACATTTTCAAAAACTTGGAAGTCGATGATGCAATCCATGCGTTCAAAAAGCTCGGTATCGATGGCGAAGATTTAGTAGAGGTTCTTGTTGAGTGTGGTATGAAAACCGAAGATATAAGTGAGAAGCTAACCACCATCGGTTCTTCTGGCGTAAAGGGAACAAGCAAATTAGGTACTGCCTTCGCCGGTCTTGCCGCAAAGATTGGAGTTTCAACTACTGCTCTGGGTGTATTCCTTGGAGTCGCCGCTGGTATCGCTGCCATCGCCGTTGGTGTTAACCTCTACAATCAACATATTCAAGAATGTGTCGACTCAGCCCGTGAAGCTGGCGCAGCTTGGTCTGATAGCAATGAAAGTTTACAGGGTCAGATTGATCGCGTTGAAGAACTCGGAAAGAAACTCGAAGAAGGTAATTTAACCGAGGAAGAGTCTTACGCAGTTAAGTCTGAACTTTATTCTATCCAGCAGTCTTTGAACGATTCCTATGGTAAGCAGGCAGAAGGTATTGATCTCGTTAACGGCAAGTTATCAGAACAGATTGAGTTAATTGGTCAATTGTCTGCTGCAGAAGCTAACGAATTCTTAAACGAGAATAAAAAAGGTATCGACAAAGCAGTCAGAGAGATGACCAAAGACCGTAATTTCGAAGTCGGTCGCTTTATGGACATCTCAATTCCTGAAGTTAATACACTGAAAGATATTGTCGCTAAATACAGTGACTATCTTAGTCTCATCGATAACGATGGCGATCACGGTATCGGCGTGTCCATCAAATTTAAGGGCGATGCATCTGAAGCTGAGCAAGTCCTTAATGATTTTATGACTGACCTTCGTTCTGCATCTACTGAGTTTGATAATCCCACAATTCTAGACAATGTAATGAATTCGGCCTCTAAAAAGCTCGGGAAAATGAACGAGGTTTTGGAGAATTACCAAAACATTTATAACCAGGCAAGGCAGGCTGAAATGGTCGCTGACACGAACAAGTATTCCTATGGTGATACTGAGAAGACGGCAGTAGCCTGGCTGAACGATTACGCAACGGCAATCGAAAAATATAATGCTGCTCTTGACTCTGGCGATCCAGAAGCTATTCGTGTTGCCGCAGAAGAGTTTGCAAATGTTGAAGCAGCTGTTAACTCTTTAACAAGTGGCAGCATGTCTCAGTATGCAGACCAAGCTGGTGAAATTGCAGATCAGCTGGATCGTGCTGCTATTGCGAACAGAGATTTTAGAGCCTCACTCACAGATAATAAGGACGTTGAAGCCCTAAAGAAGTCTGGTCTGAGCGATATCGATCTCCTGGCTATGTTGGATACGTCTGGTATCCAACCATACGAGGCAGCATTCCGCAACCTTGTCAATTTGGCTGCCGAATCCGGAATTGAAGTCGAAGAACTTGTTGCAATTCTGGTTGAACTTGGAATTGTTTCTGGTCAAGCAACAACTTCTGCTGCAGATGGTTTGAGCAGCGTAAAAGATGCTGCAACGAAAGCTGCTACTGCTACAGAAAAGGTACTATCCGGTATTACCGGTGTGCAGGAAATGCTAAGCTCCCAGTCAACTGGGCAATCTATTTCTCTAGCAGATTTTGATACTGCCGCTTTGAACGGATATTCAGACGCTCTAGAATATAACAATGGTGCGCTGCAATTAAACGCTGAAAAAGTCAATGAGTTAATTCAGGCTAAAGCAGAAGAGCAGATTGCCTATAACGATACCGCTAAGGCAATCGCTCAGTCTGAATATCTAGAAAATGCCGCAGAAATTAAACGTCTTCGTGCTGAGCTTGCTGGCCTTGGTGATGATGAAGACCTGCGAGCT